GATACCGGATCTTAGTTGGGTGGATGCTTCATCGCCTTTAACGCCCAATTCAGAGAGTGTGGCACCAAATGCAGCGGTAGCCGCAGCAGACTCGCCAAACATTGTAGCAGTGCCACCGAACCGATTCACGAATTCAATGATCTGGGGTGCTGTTGCGCTCATGGAATTTTCTAAAGCATTGAATTGGGACCCTAGCTTCCCGAGGCCTTCGGTTGGGATATCAAAGACATTGGCTATGTCAGCCATCGAGGTGGCAACAATCTCAACGTCCATCTCAAAAGCTATGGCCATATCAGATACTGTTTTTGAGAAGGCTACTATTTCCTCTCGAGCCCCAGGGAGATCCCCCTCAGCCATCTTCTTTGCGCCAATGCCAAGCGATCCTGCCGCAGATGCGATCTTCTCGAACTCCCCTACAGTCACGGGGCCAGCCGTGGCGAGTTGCCTGAGCTGATTGCCGAGAGCATCCAGTTCCTTTCCGGTTAATCCTGTCGTTTTCGCTACTGAGGCCAGGCCCTGCTCATAGTCAGCGAATGCCTTGGTTCCGCCTACCAGGGCCGCTCCTACGGCCACGGTGCCAGCAATCAGCCCTGTCTTGAGGGCGTTGCCTATGGCAGCTCCCATCTTCCCAGCTCGGCCCTCGAGGTCTCCACAGAATGAACTAAACTTGCCCTTCTGGGAGTTCATCCCAGAGTCCATTTCTTTGAAGTCCAGGCCTACTTTGGCATAAGCGGATGCGATTTCTGAGCCGACCATTTAACCTCAATTAAATTTAGCTGAAGCTATTATAAATCAAAATCGTAAAATAAAAGAAGTCAGGGCTTGAGCGAAAGCAGATCTCTCCGAGCCTCTTCATTCGTCATCTCCCTCTGTTTGGGCATCTCGATGAGATATTTTTTCCTAGGCAAAAGAGATTCGATTTTGGGGTAATCCTTTGGCGAATTGAAAGCGTAAGCATTTAGATGGCCCTGGAGATGGTGAAGATAAATCTGGTTCTCATTGGCCTCCCGTTGATGGTCAGAATAATCTTTTGATAAAAGATTAAGTTCGGGAACAGTAAGCCTAAAAACCTCCCAGGGCCGATATCCTACTCGGAAGCCTATCTTAAGAGCTAACTCGGGGGTGAGGGGGGCTCTTTCGCCGGATTCTCCTTCTTCGTCCGGCTCTTCCGAAAACCTGAGCCTGCCCGGGTAGCATCCTGGATGGCATCAAAGAGCTTCTTATTCTCGTCCTGGACAAACTGCATGGCCTCTTCTTCGTCTTCGATATCAAAGGCCTGTTCATAGATATGAGCGAGGTGCTTCTCGTAGAGCTCCTTAGCATCTTCGGTCTTCAGGAATTTCTTCTCTTCATTGTAGCGTTTGGCCCCATTGATGCCATGCTGGAGGAGTACAACGATCTCTCCCACATCGTAAGGAGCATCAAGGAACCTCCACCAATTAACATTCTGCATCCCAAGACCCAGGATCTTAAGCGTTGTGGTGACACCGATCTGGGCATCCAGATCAAATCTAAGAGCGTGTTCTTTCCCTGCCAATAGGATCGGGAAGGTAGGCGCTCCTTTTTCATCGCTCATTTAAATCTCCCTCAGTTTTATAAATACTCTTCCGGCCCGAAAAAGCCTGCCAGATTACTTTAATTTTTCTCTGAGGGAGCCGCTCTGCCCGGAGGAAAGAGGCTTCATTGCGGATCTCCCTCTTATCGATATCCCCTCAGATAAGTTCTATGGCATTATCTCCGTATCACCTGAAGATGACATAGAACTCTTTTTGCTTTTCTTCTTAGGCATTTCCTCTTTTGATTTCATCTTCTCCTGCTCTAGTTCTTGTAACTCTTCCAGGGTCGCGTGTTCCTGGCCGCAGATCGGACATCTAGATGGCATGGAACCTCAGCGCTCCCGTTCCCTGGAATGAGATATCCGATTCGACCAGGGCCTCCAGTGGACAATCAGGCGTTATGCCCTGCAGGACCCCCACGCCTTCGAGCTTGGCTATGCTGCCGGTCATGATATTGAGGTACATCACGCATAGGCATTTCGTCCCGAGCTTGGCTATCTCTGCGCTATCCCGGCCACCGCTGAGGTGAGTATGCGAGACGGCACCGACCACCCCAGAACCGGATCCATCCGTACCTGCCGTGGATGCTCCCCCATTGGCCACGCCGATCTTGAGATCATCTGCACAGTTGTTGCTGGTGGCATTAGTTATAGTGATAGCCGAGGTTGCCCCTGTGGTCCCAGAGGTAATGAGGTAGTAGTCTGTGGCAGGCGCTCCCACATAGGTCACCGTGATGCTGGTATAAGCCCCGCCCAATGCCCGGATGGCGACTTGCATGGCCGCAGCTATTGCAGCACCAGAATTCAGGCCCGTTGGGTTCAAGGTGATTAGGCTAGCTGCGGCCTCGCTATCTGCCTGGATATTGAAGCTTGGTGATGTCAGCAGATGGATGTCAATCGATGGGTTCTGGCCGCCAGTGTGGTATCCGGCAGTCCAATCAGCTACGGGATACGAGAGTTCGAACAGCAAAGGATAAGCGGCTTCTGCTAGCGTTTTGACATCTGCCGCAGTAGTAACAGCAGGTGTATATGTAACAGTAGTTATATTCGCAGCCCGGACAACACTAGGAGCGCCATTAGCAGAATAGACTATAGCCTCTGCGTGTCCTGCTATACCCGGATCTCGCCATTCCCATTTGAGATCCTTGTTTGCGCCCAGAGCTGTCGTGAAGGAAGCCTTGGCATAAAAGAAATGCCTCTTGACATCCATCGTCCAACCCTTGAGTGTAGCTGTGAATTCCCGCCAGGCTGCCGCGCTATTTAGTGTCGGGCTGAAAACCGTGACATCCTTGGTATCGGCTTTCAGGTTTGCCGTGACCCCATAGGCTCCTCCCAGGGCTTCCAAGGTAAAGTAATAGACATCTACAGTTACCGCTCCTGCTGGTGCTGCCTGGAGGGTCACGTAGCCGCCCGCATGATCCACTCGGGAAGGAGTTATAGGAGAGCCAGCGTCCTTGACAACTACGGCTAAATTGGGGTCCCACCAGGCTTTGGCTCTATTCGTGATATAGTATTCCAGTGTGGCGCCCACCACTGTCATGGCTTCGCCTGCGGCCACCACACTAACAGCTTCTTGATGAGGAGCCCAGAATCCAGCCTTGGCTCCCGAAACAACCGTCATCGGTTATTCCCCCTTAACTGTAGGCAAGCGCGCCCGTTCCCTGAAATGTAAAGCTACCACCCGAAACCACATCATCAACAGACGAGGCCGGCGAAATGCCTGTGATGAGGACATTTCCATATAGATAATGGGTTGAGTCCAGATAGAACTTCATGGCCACGCTTGCTCCGCCTATCAGATTGAACAATGCGAGCTGGCCAGTGGTATCCGTCATGTCCAGGCCCACGGTGTCGATAGAGCCATCCCAGGTTTTTAAGGTCGCCAGGAATGTCCTCCAGGCCGTGCTGCTATCAGTGGCCTCCGGCGTAATGTCTTTGGTGTCTGCCTTCAGGTTAATTTTCCAACCTTTTATTTCCGCTACGAAATTGGTGGCTTGGTTAACTTTGCCACCCTTTCCTGCAACTACTGTCATTTCTTATCTCAACTCCTTCATTGATTCCTATTCTTAGATCGATCTAAGCCTCGGGAGTATACCGTCATTGGCAATTATTATTAAAAAATATTAATATTGCAGAAATTATAAAGATATGATAGAGTTAAATATCAATACGGCCTTATGATACGATTATGCCGTCCTGTGGACTATTTCGTCAAGAGCATCTTCCTAAACTGAGGATGTGGATAATGGAGAGTTCGATAAATGCAAATGCCCCCCATATAGTGCCATTAAATGAGTTCGATAGACTTCGTAAAAGCAAAACGAGATATCACATCATGAAGATTTTTTGCGATGATCCACAATTCATATTCAACACGGAGGATGATGCTGAATTCATGCAATTCTTCAATTTTATGCGGAACCGGAATATATATCTTAAAAAGACCCTAAATGTTGCTCCGCCTGGGAAATTCTTTGCAGATCATAAAGATTGTTATTTGAAGGAGGCGAGGGCAATATTGGCTAATAAGCATTGGAAGGACAAGAATCGATGTGTGAAACTTGTGGGAGATTAGCCTACTAGGCCAGGCGTCCTGAAAGCCAGGAACTCTATTGAAAATATATGTAGATCGTTCTCGTCCGTCCAATAATCCGGGCTTCGACCGTCCCATGAAACCACAATGCAGCCCGTTACAGAGCCGGAGCGGTGGAGGAGAGCTATAATGGCATGGGCTCTGGATTCTGCAGTGGCCAGATCGGCATCCCGGACCTGAATCTGGATTCTTGGCCGTTGCATGTCGCTTCCGCCTAGGCCATCAGTCGAAAAGACCTGATCCAAGGAACCGCCGCCTGGAATAATACAGATCTGAGGTACTGAGGATGAGTCGAACCTATATGCCTTAACATTAGTGTATCCTGCGGCAACCAGGGTAGCATTGATATCAGTAGCAAGAGTGGTCATCCTTTCTCATCCTCCATTTCTTTCAGCCAGTGGCATCGATCCGGTCTGAATCGGCATCGGCAGCGCCACAGTTCGCTTTCGGGAATCTCCTTTCGATGCACATCACAGAACCACATTTTGATTAGGGCTGGATGATATGGATATCAATGAGCCGCCCCCAAATTACCCCCACGAGAGTAAGGACAGATATCCCGCCGATGATGTACCAGCGCCAATTCTCAAGGTTCGATATCCTGACATCATGTTTATCCATCTTTGTTTTGATGTAGCCAACGTCTCGATGCACTTCTAGAAGCAATTCCCTGTCGCTCTTTGGGGCATCTGCGGGGAGGGGAGCCATTCAGCCTCAAATCTTGCTTTGGCCCCGAGATCCGAACCAGAAGCCGCCCACTCCAGTTAGCAATGCAAGAATGCCGGTCACAATTGTAGACATGATATTTACATCGCCCCGGATGACGGCAACGAGCAATATAGTCCAGGCCATGAGGATTATGAGAACTGTGGCCCACAACCCTTCTCCAAACTTAGAGAGATCAATACTCATTTCACTGGCACCTCCGCAGATTCTATACAGTATCCTCGTTCAATCAGATTCAGGGCCTTCTCCTCATCCCGGCAGTTGATGTTTGCCCCCTCTGAATAGACTTTGAGTTCTCCTGATTCCGTTCTGATGGAGTAATCCTTTATGAAGTAGATCCACATCTTAAAATCCCGTCCTGATGCCGCCGCCCGAGAGCTTTTGTCTCATGTTCCTCATGGCCACCAAGCCGAGGCCATTGGTCTTGAACTGCGCTTGCCACTGATCAGGAGTCATCCAGGTATCGCCGTTAGCATCTCTGATCAGGTAAAATTTGGGGCCATACTGCTTGTATATATAGGCCAACGTCCGGGGATTGAGCTGAACGCCGAGGATTATGTCATCTCGCGTGAGTTCTGTGGTCTTCTTCTGCTTGATCCCTTCCTCACTCTCGGCATCCATCACTATCCAATAGCGAGCGAGCTTTTCGGGTTCCCAGTTGGGGATCTTACTGTGGCCTCCAGCGGGAAGGTCCGATTCGGGCCCCGAATAATGGCATATCCCAGAGAGCCAATCTTCTTCTTCGGTTTCCTCGAGTTCTGCTTCTGTCGCTTTTATTTCCTCGTCTGTCATAAATATCACCTATTTTAAGTGCTTCTCTACATATGATTTTAGCTTAGGGGCATGCTGCTCCACCGCTCCCGATATGAATTTGGCTTTGCCCGCCCCTGGATGGTTCAATGACATGTCCTGATGCTGCCGGAAGGCATAATCGCGAGCAGGCCCCCCACATCCCAAATATATACATTTATTGGCGTCATCACGTTCGACGCCTATCGATCCCTTAAGCGTGCCCTGATCAACAGGACAATCTTCCTGAGCCTGTGTCTTCATGAGACCCCGAACACACTCCTCAACGCCATCGAGCGCCTTGGTTTTGATGGACTTTTGCCAGCTCTCCGGATGCCAATCGACCGTAGCCATCAGTTCACCTGCTTAATCAGCCTCATGCATCGACAGGAACAGTTATTATCAAGCGTCCGGCCATCCCGCATCCGCACACAAGCGCAAGCTACCTCATGCTTCACAAGGACTTCCTGGATTTCGGCTATGTCATTGTTCATTCAGGCCTCTTGAGATCAATTAGGAAATCATCCACATTGTTGAAAGTCTCGACTTCACCCGCGTTATACTGCTTCATGCTTCGGAGCAGGCCTTTTCTGAATTTGGTCTTGATCCGCTTAACCCTCAAAAGCTCCCTCATTTCAGCCCATTCCGGCTAATGGTAAGGGCGCAATATCAGCAGCCGCAAGCTCACAGAGATGATCCTCAAGCCATAGGGCAAGAATCCAGCCGGGATATTCCCGAAGATCGATGACAGGAACTTGATTATCATGGTAGCTACGAATCAAATCACCCCATCCAGCCTTTATGATCACAATAATAATTCCAGTTGCAGAGCATTGTGATATCCCGGCCTACCATCATTGCCGCCTGATGTTCATTGCTGCTCTCGTCCATGTCCTCATAGAACCACTGCAGGTTAGGATTGCTATGAGTGACCATATAGGCCTTCAATGTAGTCTGGATAGGCCCGGGAACCTGGCACATTTGAAATAATCGGAATCCGATGAGCATTTTGATCCCCTCAAGTATATATAATCATAGAGTAATCGTCCCCGTTCTCGTCCACGTTCTTGTCGATTCTCATCCTATGGCGCAAACCAAATGACGGGGAACATGTCGGTCTTCCCTTGGATAGCTGTCAGCTTTACGCCATTCGCATCCACCACCGTCTTGATAGCTGGGATATCGGTGCCATGCATATCATCAAGGATGCCATCTATAATGTCTATCTTTCCGTCTGTTGTCGCATGGGCTGCTGTGATTGCTGCCTCCACGGCACTCTGGTCTGCTGGATCAGAGGGGAGATTAACGGTTTTGGCATCAATAGCACCTGCGTGAACGTGAACCGCCGCTACATCAGTTTCGATTGTCTGAGCATGGACATGTACTGCTGCAACGTCAGTAGCTATTCCATCTACAACGGTATCAACAGTTGCTACTGGAGCATTCAGGTTATCATAAAGGATCTTACCTACGGAGTTACTCACAGCATGACCGGTGCTGATTACTTCGTCGCAGACCGCATCGGCAATAAGGGCTGGCGTGGACGCCGTGCAGCTCGCCGCAACTACTGCCCCACCACCCACATTATAAGTATTTCCGTCACATGCGGCTTCGAGATTATCCGCCGCGGTCGCATCACCGGATATCAGTTTTGTATTGACATCAGGTGTCCCAGCGGTACCAGGAGTGAGCCAGGCAGTCCCAAGGAGCTGAGTAACGTCTACCTGGAGATAGTCAGCCCCGAACATCGAATCCCAGACATTCGCAGGAACTACCATGAAGTCCTGCCAGACGGGCAATGCACCCGTCTTATAGATAACAACCTTTAATCTTCCTAACGTGGCAGTATCCGTATCATCCAGAGGAACACTATACATTCCAAGTTCATCATGGGTTGCCCCCGCTGCATTATGAGTTTGTGCAATATCTCCGCCATTTTTAGTGAGCCGAATATCTGCCTGGGCAATGGTTAAGCCCGTTTCGGCAGTCTTGCCATCTGTATCATCCACAAATGGCCCCATACAAACGGTTGCAGCAGTAGATTGCTTCAGCCATTGGGTCATAATTATAAGCCTCTAGGAATTGTGTCTAAGTCTCGCATAATGCATTGCTTGCTTTGGGACTCCACCAAGTGTATATGACACCGTGCAGGAGGCAAATTGAACATGAGGATGGGAAGATACGCTACCGAGAACAGTTGCCTTGATTTTTAGTCCAAAGTCCACATCGTTAACAAGTGCCGGAGTAAGTGAGACTCCCCAATAGGTTCCATCACCTGATTTAGTAATGGTTTCCTCCGCGCTGGACCAATAGGTGACCGCGTCTGCTTTTTCGTTGCCTGCTGGCGTACCGGTTGCATCAAGCATTTTGATGCTGGATTCGGTGACTCTATTGGCGGAAGCAGCATACCGTTTGTAAGAAAAAGATATATTTGTGATTGTTGCTCCAGAGGCGATTGCGAACCCAAAATTTTGAGCATATAACCCTTGCGAAGTTTTCCCATTATCCATGGTACTGGTTGCTGCGACGCTCGTATCATCGACTTGAATATTAGTGGGATTACTCCATACGTTATCTCCGCCATCATTGTAATTGCTGCCAGTCCCACATGCATTAGGTCCCGCAGTAGTCATTTAGGGCACCACTGTCCTGGTCCACCAACCGTCTCGAATATCGGACATTTTTAATCTCCGCCCCCATCACCAGCTCTCGGCCACCCAGGCCCAATCTTTGCCATTCGTTACGGTCACATGGAAATGAGCCGCTGCGACCGATAATCCGGAAAAGACAACTCCTGTCTCCAATGGGATGAGTTCCAGCCTTTTAGGAACAGCAGCAAACCCATGGGATGTTTCCTGGTCAGCTCCTGTGCCTTCTGATGTACCGGAATGCCGGACGGCAACACCATCTACTTCCTGGTGAACGCCGACACCTTTTTGGAGAGCTTTCATGCGTCTACACTAGCACTACAGGTATCTTGTCCGGGTCGAACTTAATTGCTGTCGCACTCACAGCCTCACCCACACATTGAACCATGTTGCCCGACGCGCTTGGCGCTGTTGCAGACACCGTGCCTGGGGTCGTTGTTAGATAATATTTGGCTCCCGGCGTGAGCGCAGTTCCGGGTAACTTGCTATCAAGATAGACTGTGCAGTCATCGCCAGCGGTAGTTCCTGCCTTGACATAGCCCTGAGCTCGTTTAGTCGCATCGGTGGCATCTGCTTTATCGGCTGTTAGTACCGCCGTCACAAGATGGAGATAGACCACATCATTAGCTAATAGATCTCCTACACCTGTCTTGCAAACTATCACATCAGCCGATACGCCCGCAGGCATCATGTTCTCTGCAAGCAATCCGTTCGTGTCCAACGCCGGTATCTTTCCAGCATCGCCCGCGCCTGCGCTTGTGCTAATAGCCTGCACTTCCTGATTTATGCCTGCCCCTTTAGTTAGAAATTTCTGATTTACCATTCATATCACCTTTACTGGTTCGCCTAGATTTATTATTAAAGTAACGGAATCCTTAGCAATCCCGACATGTTGCCAGAATCCGGTTACTGGTGGCATTTTTGAGATCGTGCCTGCCACGGCAAGATAATATATCTCTCCTGGATCTAAGTCCCATGCCAGGTTTTCTATTTCACCGATTTGTTGAATGAAACCATCATCGTCTTCTGCAATATTGGCTAGAGCCATACCCACCGCATGCCCAGCATGCGTACTATTTGTGCCATCTGCTGGAATCGAAACTCCAGTAATGGGGTCTATCATAACCAGTTGATAAGCATTTATTCCACCAATCCCCGCAGTTACCTTTATCACCGTTGCTTCTGCACTATCTACAATACCGTCCGCATCAGCATCATAGCCGGCCTGTCGCATTACTTTTATGCTAGTCATAATCGCACTTCGTACTCGATTATTCCACCACCAATACCCGTTATTGCATCAACAGAGGAGATAGGATATTCAACAGAATTGTATATTATATGGTCATTGGCTTTTACGTTATGAAGACATCGCAAAAATGCTGTGCTAACTACTTCGTTGCTATTGGCATCCTGAATGATCTTAGTTTGTTTTACAAATCGGCATCGCATTTCGACTTCGGCGAATATAGGCCCATATAATGAAGAGGAGACAATATATTTCCAGGTACAAGTTTGTCTAAGAGGTGTAAGCCCGCCCGTGGCCGTCTCAATAGGCACTTCGGGAGCAACCTCGGAGTAGGGGGGTCCCAATTCCAGTGTAGCAAACTTTTCTTCTGCCTCGGATTCATCAACAAGAACAAACCGCTTTGCCATCTAGTTCAACTCCGGCGCTGGATCATCACTTGAGATGATGATATCTGGGAAGCCCTGGGAGTAGTCTATCCTGATCTCCACTGGCAGCGGCCAGGCTTCGCGGTCAATCAGATCCAGTAGTTTTAGTCTCATTTCTTCTTCCTCAGCCCCTCACAACATCGGCATCTCTGATGAAGCGGGGGTCCTCTGCCATCTCCTTCAAAATCACCATCTGGTAGATCGGCTCTTGCACCTGATAGGCCTTCGCAGGTAGGACAGGTGCGTTTATCTCTTGTGATCATCCAGTATCGTTCCCATTCATCCGGTAAGAATATGCCCCGATCTACTGCGCCCCTATTGGCTTCTCTATTTCCTTCATTAGCGGCAGTATGCCCTTCTGTCAGTCCTATCGTATCGGCCCGCCATTTGAGGAGTTTCCTTCTATATTTCTCCTCTAGCCGATCAGCCAAAGCGGGATCGATATCTCCGAGAGTATCCCGGTATTTCTGAACAGCTATAACGTGCTGTGGGAGGAGGCCGATATACTGCCGAATAAGCCTCGATTGCTGTTGGGGGGAGAGCCCCTCTTCAAAGCCCCTCAAAACAATCTGCTGGATGGCCTTCTTGTTTGCAGCCGCGATGTACTTGATCTCTTGACCCGCATATTTCTTGATCCAGGCTTCGGCTTCTGGTGAGCGGAGGTCGAATTTAATCCCAGTTCCGAGGAGCTTCCCGAGTTCAGTTAGTTGGGCCTCTCCAGATTCGAAGAAGGCGCCTTCAATAAGAGGAGTCGGATCAAAGCGAATTATAGGGGTATTAGAGCGGCCTTCCAATCTCGTTTTTTCGGCCCACTCCTCAAAGGCCCGGGAGATATTGGCAGCCCATTTGTCCCCAATTCTAACAGTCGTTGAGACCATACTCAGCCTTAGTTACTATAGTAGATCTGAACTGTGAAAGTCTTGGAAGCAGCACCGCCAACCACGGCAATCTCGATTTGGTCATCCACAATAAACTCACACCATTTATTGTCTCCGGCTGCCGATCCTACAACAGCGGCCCGGACATATCGGATAGCATCGCCGGCATTGACATCATACGAATCCAGAGCGGCTATCGGAGAGTTTTTAGTAGTGATTGCTGCGGTCGTTGCTGCATTCACATTACCTTTTTTATATCCAATAGCTTTGACATGGCCAAGAATTTGAGGAGAATATGCAATCGCTGCTCCTGTGCCATCTATTGGGACTACAACATCCACCCTTCTTAAACATGTACTCATAATTTTCTCCTTTAACTTAAGATTATCATGTAATCGGAACGGACCGCGCTATATGGCGAGCCAGGAGATTATAGGCATCTAGTGACATGAGCCCCATGTAGCGCCTACCTGCCCCTACCGTGGCCCCACCACCGGCAGGCCCGCCGCCATATTGCTCTGAAGTCCCACCATAGGAGACGCCTG